GCATATAAACCCCTCGTTGCCTGACGGCGCTATGAAGCCTGACCACTCGCATTGTGCGCAAGCCTTAGGGTTCAGCCCGTCGCTGGAGTACCTAGTCTCCATTTGCTTTGCCCTGTCCCGGTTGCACTCGGCGCACTGGTCGCCCGCTTCCCGCCGCGCCAAGCCGTGCTTTGGGCAGATAAGAGTTTGAATGGTAAGCCTTCGGGGTTGGCTCGTGCTTCTTGAGCCTGCCGCCGCAGATGATGCAGGTTCCTGGCGGGTTCTGCGGATGCCCGCATTCTGTGCATATAAACTCGAATGACACATTGATTACCCTCCCTTTAATCTACCGGGCCGTATTGCTCTTCGACCCACTTCTTGCTAATGCGCAGGTGGCTGCCAACTTTGGTAGCCGGTATCTTGCCGTCAGCGATGAGATTATATACCGTGTTGAGGTGTATTCTCAAGAACGCGGCAAGCTCTTCGGGTGTCATTAGCTTGTTCTCTGCCATTTGTCCCTCCCTCTTTCCTTTTATAGATACTATATCACGCTGTCTAATTCTTGTCAAGAGGTGTTATGCCATGTTAACAATGATTGACAAAATCAAACTATGGGGCGATAGCACAGTCAAGAAGATTATAGTAATCTAAAAACAAAAAAAGGGCGGGCAATTAAGCCCGCCCGAATGAATCCTTATGATATATAGTTTCTGCCACGCCTTGACGCAAATCAATGCGCCTCACGCCATAAAAGCAATTAAAACAGCAATGCCAATACCCAGTAACGAAACGCTTATACCGATCACCCATGATAGAACCGAGATACCGCCCTCAATGCGAGAGATAGCAGATTGAATATGCGGTATGTGGTTTGTCATTACCTCATCCACTTTACCGCAGGACTTCTCCACCTTGCCGCACAACATCTCAAATTCTTCTCTGGTAACAAAGTCGGGCATCGGCATCATCCTTTCAATCGTAGTATTCAGCTAGTATGTCGTATTCCTCAGAGCCGCAGGCATCGCAGTAAGCATCTTGTCCGTACTTGTTCTCGTAGTCATGCCCACAGGTACGGCAAAGCAAGTCCCGATGTGTCCAAATCGAAACATGCCCGCTTTCTTCGTGAGCCATCGTCGTTATCCGTGCATCGCCAATAGTTTTCTTACTATACGCTGTGTGTTTGGTGTTACTACATGATAGGTGCTGGCGTTGTTGAGCAGGCTGTTGTATTCGGCTAGGAGCCATGCGGCAGAGAGAGCGGAGTTAGAAATACGGACTTCCGATATATCACCAGCTAAACCCCTACCCCTACTATCTGCTCCAATTCGTAAACTATCTACCGTATCTCTTATCGCATCAACAACAGATGGCGTAGATGTTGTTACGCTTGTATTAACCGTTACAAACGTATTATTCGCACCAGTTTTGAACACTGCGGCTATATAACTCCACACCCCCGCTGTTAAGGCAGTTCCATAGAAAAACTCCCTAGTTGCCGCATCTTTTGAAATCTGAAAGCTAAGAACTCCAGTAGTAACATTTAAAAATATACGATATGGCTCAAAAAAATGAGGTAATTTCGTTAATATTGCCCTTGTATCAGTAAAATCACTTGGCTTTATTACAGCCATAATGGTGATTTCTGACGCAGGTGAAAGAGAAACTGAATCTGCAACTGTTATATACTCAGTTGATATACAAGTTTGAGCTTTATCCCCACCAAATACTCCTGTTGTCTCAGGTGGTTGGCCTGCCCCTGATTTTGCACCATCATTATTGTTTGTTGTGCTATCCTGTATCGTTGAGGTATCGGGGTCGTCGTTCATGTGGTGTACCATTGCGTAGTTGGCGTTCCACGTGTCGGCGTCGTTGGTCTCTGCGCCCGCTGCATCATCGTATTCCATCGTCAACAACGTCGGCGCGGTAGCGGAGCGTGTTTTCTTGACGTACAGTTCCATCGTCTTATTCGCAACGTCAATGGACACCAGTTCCCTTTTGAGTTTGTTGCTTGCGCTATCGTACAGAATAATATCAGCACCGTCAGACTCCACGTTGTCCCAAAACACCTGTGGCATATGCTCGCCAGTAATCAGGTTCGGGAAGTCTGTAAGCTCTGTCCCTGTAGGATGTAGTGCTATTGTTAATGTCTTACTTCCAGCCATAACTCTCCTATGCTGCTACACAAGTTGCGCCAGGCGTAAGTGGGATCCACAGTATTTCCCATACTATTGCCCCGCTCTGGTTGCCCGAATCCCCAAACACTGTGGCAATCTTGCCGTTAGTAACACACGTTGCGGTTATCATGGAAGCCTGTGATGCCGCTACGCCCACCGCAGTCGTGGCTGTCATTGCGTCTGCTAACGTGCCTGTGATTGATAGCAACGTTCCTACTGCCAATGCGTTCAGGTCTTTGGTGGCGCACAGGTCTGTTGCACTCAGCGCATCGGGTGTGCAGGTCAGTTTACAGGTGTTTTCAGCCGACGCACAAACCGTTGTCACCCTGCCGATTAGACCTATAATGCCTATCGAGCCTGTCCATGAAAATATATCTCCAGAGGTCAGGTTTGAGGTTGATGTCTTGGTGGCAAACTTCGTGCCTGGCATAATGAGGTCTGTCTTGGCCTGAATCGCTATCTCTGCTGTAACACATTGCTTGATGTAGGCCATAGCCTTCTTAGCGTCACTCACCGCACCAGTGGCAGCAGCAGTATCTAGCTCACCGAGTACGGCGGCTGACGCTGCGCTATTTATGAGATACACAAGAGGATATATATTATCAGGTAGAATAACGAACCAATCCTCATCTGCGGGAGCCTCTGTCCAAGAACTCAATGCAGAGAAGTCGCAGTTTTTTGCAGTTCCGTCATAGTCCATAATGTATCTTGATTGGCCTGTAAGGGCTCCACTAATAAACGTCATCTTCGCACCATTATAGTGGTCATCAGTGGCTTCGGTGAGTGTGGTATCAAAGTCGTCTGCTGAGGGTGCGACATCATCTACCTGTCCTACTGCCGCTATCCCAGAGGCTACGAGTCCCTTTATGTAAGCCATGACCGTCTTGTCTGCCGCTACTGCGTAGGTTGCGGCTGTGTCCAATGCTCCACCTACAGAGGCAAGGAAGGCGTTGTCAGTCCCACGCATGGCTGTGGTAGGGATGGCATCAACTGCGGCCTGTACGTTTGCTATGTCAGTTGAAACATCTGTGTCTGCGGGACTGCCTACTAATGCAGCAAGAGTTCCAGCAGGGTCGGGGTCTGCATGACCCGCCGCCGTAGCGGCATCATCATGGGCAGCAGAAGCCATATCGTAAGTCTTATCTACCCAACCAAAGAGGGTGGCATCTTCATGGTCATCAGCAGATGTACCCATATCAGAGGCAAGCGCAGCAGAATCAGTACCCCTCATTGCTGTAGTAGGTATCGCTGCTACTGCACCATCTAAGGCATCGAGTCTGGCCTTTACTGTTACAGTATCATCGCCAAGTTTGGCAACTACTGATGTTAAATTATCCTCCGACGCATCGCCAACATTGGTGTTTATAGTTCCTATAGTGGTATTGTCTGGGGCAGTATAGTTTGAGGCGAGTAGTGCGTTATCAGTGCCTCTCATCGCTGTTGTAGGGATGGCGGCAACTGCATCCGGAATAGTTGTGCCTACGGCTGTTATGATTGTACCTACGTCCGTCCCCAAGTCGCCCGAACTATCCCAACGTGAGCCGATAATCAAATCTAGCGTTCTTGCTATATCGCCTATCTTTGTGTTAGGTGTCTTGAGAGTATGGCCAGATGTGTATATCTCTGCATCCAGAGCGGCCAACGCTGCGTCTATGTCAGCCCTTGTTGACCCGCCGATAGACGGGGCGAAGGCAGCACCGGCAGCCTTAATATAGGACGCAAGTCCAGTTACCATTGCCTCAATGTCTGCCCGTGGTGATCCGTTGACCGTGGCAGCGAAGGCATTAGCCGAGAATCGCAATAGCAATCTACTGAGCTTGGCGTGTACCGAGGTAGAGGCGATGTCGGAGAGGTCATCTGCGGTAGCGGTGTCGCTCATCTCGCCGACTTCGACGATCACATCGCCCATGATAGCAGGGTGGACTATTAGGACTTTATCACCTACGGCCAGTGGCGCCGTCCATGCTGCAACGGTGAATTGTCCTGTAGCGGAAACGTAGTCCGTGATTATCTTCTTCTCACTTTGTGGCGCAGCCCCAGCGCCGCCTGCGTCCCACACAACATACGCCCAATAGCCCGCAAAATAATCATTGCCGTATCCAGTAAGGTTGGAGCATTCAAACTTGGGAGCAGATGCGATCCCTGACACCGTGCCTTCAAAGGACATGCCATAGTCGAAGGCTCCATACGCTGTCTTAGCGATAACTCTCATGTCGTGGATATTGGCATCGATTATCCCAACCGCACCGGCCGCAACCCACACCTCAGCGAGCAGCGTTTCGTCAGAGGGCAGAGCGGGCGGTATCGGGGCAAAGGTAGCAGGCCCAGTGTCGCCTGTGGGATCCGCCGCAGCGGGTGTGCCCTCTGTGACCTGAATCGCCCCAGCAGAGTCGATTGATATTAAATCCTTGCGCGGATATGTCGCATCAGCCGCGCTTATGTTCGCGCTACCACCCGCATAAGGTATCTCCACTCCGTTGACCCACACAAACCCCGCAGCGACAGCGACAGTCATAGACGCCGCGCCGCCACCCGTGACAGCCATGCCGGACTTCACGCCATACCCTTTGATGGCCATATCGATCCGGTAAAGCTGGTTGCTGAATACTACATCGCCATTCTGATTAGGTGTTTCTGCTGCCATCGTTAACTCCTAAAATAAAGCTACTGCACGCCGGTATACCTGAGCCGTGACGGTTACATGTAAGACTGTGCTCTCGCCGTTCTTGTTCTCGAAATTAATGGTATGTTGAGTTCCAAGGATAGGGGTTGTCAAGTGCGCGGTAATATCGAGGTCGGTTGCACTATTTATAGCGTCGCCATATGTATATCCGTCTACGGTCAAATATACGTCAACATCGTCAGCCGGATAGATTACTCCTGTATCATCCGTTTCTGATAGCGAGAATGATACGGCATTGCACCGGATGTACTTGTCCGTAATGATAAAGTTGAAGTTCTTTTCGTCGGCAATGAACGGGCCGAGAATAAGAGCTCCTGTAAAGTTCACTGTTTCGGATATGCCCGCTAATGGCTCCTCTTCTAAAGCCTGTAGCCGCTTCTCCTGCTCTGCCAGTATGGTTTCTAATTTAATCGGATAGTTTGAGAACACATACTCTATATCTTCAGGTGTGAGTAGGTTCTGCTTGCGTTCCTGCACAGACACGTCAACGTCTATGTTGATTGATTCGATTATTGCGGAGACTATATCGCCGATATTGTATCTCTCCCATTCCCTGCCTGTGAGTTGCGATAGATCGATAGCCGATATTTTATAGGCTACCTGAGGGTATTGTCTTACCGCTAATTCGTTCCGCGCAGCGATAGCCAATGTTACCGCATCGGTTATCCCCTTTGCGGTGTATGGCTGCGTGATTCTGCCGTATGGAGCGGTGCCGTCGTATGCCGTATCACCGAGCATATAGTAATCGTGTTGGTAGGATACGGTGTATGTAGCCCCTGCCGTATAATTACCGATAGCACATCGTAGGATACGGGGGTCGCTGCCTTGCACCCAATTTGACGTATCGTCAACTGTATTCTTCTTAACGGTTACATGGGAGGGCAGGGCGTCGCCTTCCGCTGTCCAGTCCTTATAGCATCGATACTCTGTCTTTGCAGCAGCCGTGCCCAAGCGTATATAGCCATATGTGTCGTCAGGCGTTAAGTGCGTAGCTGTTTCGTCAACGGGAGAGTACATAGACAGGTTAAGCTGGTCAATGCCCGTTCCGTCGCCAATAGGCACCATCCTAGTGCATAGTTTCGACATATCGGCGGAGACTTCCGCTGATTTCAAATTCTTCTTTAACCGTATTTCCTTCCCCGAATCAACGCCAAGCTCCTCCAAATAGATGTATCTCAGCGCCGGATTATTCGGATCGTGGCGGCAAGAGAGATACCCACCAACAACTGCCAAGACTTGCTGGAAGCATTTCATAATCGACTTATTTGAGAATGTCAAGGATAGCGTCTGGTCAAGCGCAGTATCAACGCTGCCGAGAAGTAGCGATCCGTCCTGATGAGCCCAGCAGAAATCGAGAAGCGCCTCAAATATGTTTGATACGGTGTCTGTAATCTCAAGTACCTGTACTAAGTAATCATCGTTTAGGACGGTCAAATACCCTTCAAATTCGCCGCCGTAGATTGCGCCGACAGGATACGTCTCTGCATATGTGGGGGGTACATAATCCTCGTCGTATACTATAGTCCGGCCCGCAGCCGCTATAAGTGCAATATATTCATTAAAAGAAATCTCGTTTAACGGATTTCCTTTTACGTTTATGCCCGAAGTTTCACCTGATACCGTTACGTTATCTACCAACGGTTTAAGGTCTTGGATATAATTTCCGTCCAGTCGTATGCCGGCTTCTTCCAGGCTAAAGGTTTCAAGTGCGGATATATCAACAATGCGGTTCTGTTGTAAGCCCAATAGCGTGATAGTCTTACCCGCGAATATAGATATGTCCCTGATTAAGTTGCCCGCAAGCTCTAATACCAGCAATCCTGTTAACCCGTCAAGTGGGGTTATGTCTTCAATCAGGTTATATTTTAAGTCGAGGTATATCAAGTTTTTGCAGTATTCCATGCCTGTCAGGTCGGATATTCCCTTATGCCTGCAATCATGCCCAAACCCAGGCCCAATGGCAACTACACCAAGACATTGCATTTCGTCAATATCTTCTTCAATATCGATGTCAAACACTTGGTGAATCAGAAGATTCAGCGCAGTATCGGGGAATAATACCACCGGATAGTATTGTAGCGTTGGCGGGGTTGTGAACCCACTGACAACCGCCCACCCCGAAGGCGCATGGTATGTGTATGCCCCACCGGATGCCGTGAATATCCCCTCTGAATATACATCACACGTCCATGCTCCCGGAAACGAAGTCTCAAATTGAGTTTCAACCGCCGTCTTTTCTCCATGCAGATAGTACACAGTCAAATGCAATGTACCGATAGTATACAGTCCTGCGTCAATATCATTAACGCCGTCTGCATCAGCAAATTCAATGGGCTCAACTATCGGAACTATTGTCCCAAGCGTGGAGTCCCACATATAAGCGTGTGAACCGTAATCGTAATCAGTTCCACTATATGCAAACGGAGAATCGGTTTGATAGTATATCATTTCAATTCCTGTTTTAGACTGCGATTAATATACACGCCGCGCACACGGCCATGCTCGATTAGCAATACCTCTTTGCCGTATGTAATCTCGCCTGACGTTGGTTCACTGGTGTCTACTGTCACATCAAGCACACCCGCCTTATTAGCAGCCTCCACAACGCTGCCGCCCGTTAATAGTTTTGGCATTGAGACTAAATCCCCTATTGTTCCAGCGGATGCCTTCTCCCGCACCTCGATATTAAACGTGGGTGTGCGATCATACTTTGTAGGAGGTTCCCCCAACCGGAACAGCCCTAACCTTGCAAATCCCAACCACGCCCCGTCTTGAGTGACAGCCATTATAACCACCTATTGCGATATATGATTCTCAGAGTGCCAAGCTCCACGCCTGTAACACGGATGACGTTTGCAACGCCTCCGACTAATAGCGGATAGGTTGACGCCGGCTGGATGGTGGCTATACTGCGAACGCCATTGAGATATACACACCAAGTGGCGGTATCTATCCGCACAACATCAGATGAGGTTATATCTTCCGGGGCTTCCCATGTCATCTTCTGATTGGATGTGAAATTCTGAATTACAATGTCGGTGCCAGATGATATTGTCGTTATGGGTATAATCTCCCATAGAGGCTCACTGTCGGCGTATCCGCTCGGTGTTTCCGTGAACTGCTGCGGGTTGGAGGTTATTGATTTACTGGATGTGGTTTCAGTATCCGAGTACCAATGGGGATCGGCACAAACGAACGGCAAAGAGAACTTTGAATAATTGCTTATCTTTGGCAAGGAAAAACCCTTCTCAAGCATTGCCAAGAGATATTTACCGGATACGCAATCTAGGTATAATTTCTTTTCTCCTTGCGCGGGGTTAAGATATTTCGCAAGCAGAAACGCGTTTGCATAGAACGTAGCTGTATCGTCGGCTGTAATCCGACACGGCAAAGCTAATTCTCTCTGCTCTGCGACGGCTCCAAAGTTATAGGCTCCGCTCTTGCCAACGATAGACTTCAGTTTTATATCGTAGTTTCCGAGAACAGGCACGTTGAACGGTTGCACTATATTTACCCCGAGCGTATCGAAATCTATATCGTTAAACGTAAAGGAATTGCTCATACATACCTCGCTTGCAGGTTCACCCGCCCGGCAATCTTAGCCGATAATTTATCGGTTAGTTTTTCCAAATACGATTCGTCGGGGATGTTAAACTCGCTACCCTCCATGTGGATATGCAACTCCATCTTGGAATTATTCGTGACCGCTGCTAACTGCGAATTTGTCATTACCCACTCACCCTCACCTGAAGCAGCCAGCCGAGCGATAGTGCCACCGGCTCTAGGCGAGACATACGCGCCGGTGTCCAGCGTAGGAACCTCTTTCATTTCGACTCTTGGCAAGGACACTTCAGGGATAGGAGAGATATTGATGCCCCACGTCTGCCCGCCCACCAACGGCACCCACGACGGTATATTTACTTGGAGCCTGTTAAGGGCTTCGATTATGAAGTTGACGCCTCGAATAAAGAAATTTACAAAACCCTCAACGCCCGCCATTATGCCGTTCATCACAGCACCGAAGGCGTTGTGAATAGAGTTCCACACAAATAGGAAGGCGTTCTTTATCTTATCCCATCCTGCCTTAAACCAATCTATAACCTTCTGGAACGCCGCCTTGATAACATCCCACCCTTGCAAGAACCAACGCTTAATGGTGTCGAAATGCGTTATTACTACTACTACAACAGCGATAACCGCTGCAATAGCAGCAACAATTAGCCCGATAGGATTAGCGTACATTGCCGCGTTCAATGCCCATTGGGATATTGTCTGCGCTATTGTCAATGCCTGCCACGCCTTCATAAACGCGGCCAGCTTTACAGCTAACAACATGAAAGACCCAAGCGCACCAACGATACCGGCTAACGGTATTAAGATTGCTGCAAGCACAGTCACCAGCGTTTGATTCTCAGCTACCCATTCCCTGATAGGATTTATGATGTCAGTTATGATTTTGTACAGGCCGGTGAACACAGGAGCCAGAGCCGAGCCGATTGTCATTGTCAGGTCGAGGGCAGCCTGCTTCATGTCCGCCCATGATTTCTGCATTTCACTGAAGTTGATTTGGTCTTCGGTAGACATCTTATCTATGGCTTCCTGGTTGTTCATGGCCGTCATCGCTATCCCGGTGAGCGAGGCAATGATACCGGCAGAGACAACGACCATCGAAGTCCCAAGCGTGTTGAAATCGCGCTTCATCTTGTTAAAGTTCTGCTCTGACTTAGCCGCCGTTTCCTTTATTTTCTTTTCGAGATCGTCGAAGTTTTCATTTATCTGCTCGGTGTTCTTTTCAAACTCGGCGGCTAACTGCTCAGACGAATCACCCATCTTGCTGGTGGAGTCGTCAACGGACGCAGCGGTATCTTTGATGGTCGCCTTTACTGCGTCAGCGCCTTCGATTTTGATTGTGCCTTTTAGTTCAAATACATCAGCCATGATTGACCCCCTTGCCGCCCATCATCCTGCTCAATTTCTGTACGTTCTGATATTCCTCATATTCCATAGCGACAGGACCCTTCGTCGTAACCGGGCTGCTGTTGTCCATCGACAGAAACGGAAGGTGACTAAACGGATTGAACGGCGTTGACGACTCTTTGCGATACGGCTCGATAATAGTCCTGCAAAGAACAGCAGTTCGTATGTCGAGTATCTTCTGCTCCTGTATGTACTCGTTAGCCAGAGCTGTGAGCTGCTCTGGAGCCAAGTCTAACCATTCCTCCTCAGACAACCTCAGTGTGTACCTTGCGAACGCCCAGCTCTTTAACTCGTCGCTGGGCTCGATGGCAAAGGGTCGGCTTCCTTCATTGCCGAGTTGATAGCCTTTATGAGCTGAGATAATGGTATGTCGTCAATCTCTTTGGCTACCGATTCATAAGGTAGTTCCGGGTCCTCAGTGAGCAGCATTGCCCAGCAGATAGGGGCGAGCACTTCCTCATCTGAGGGGGAAACATCGGTTATCGCCTTGCCAGTGAGTTTCTTAAACTCTTTCCTTGCCCTGTTCGTGAAGGCGAAATGCCTTTCCTTGCCAGCGATGGTTATTCCATCTGCCATAAAAACCCCCTTAAAAAGATAAGGGGCGGTGGTTGGCTACCGCCCGCCCCGTTCCGGTTCTTCTGCGAATTATGCGGCCTCGCCGACGTGCAGCGTGTACTTTACGGCAACCTTGCCAGTCTCTTTCACGTATAGATATACGTTGTGCATGGTGCTGTCAGGAGCCGTAAGCGTGGTGGACGCTTCTCCCGTCAGGATCGTCTGCTCTGCTCCGGTAGCATCAACCAGCGTTATCGTGCCGGCTGTTGCCGTAGGTGTGACGGTGTAGGTCGTGGCCGTGCTGTTGAGAGTGACGTTGTATTCGTACTTATCATTAGCCGCAGCCGGTGTTATAGCCGCCGCGCCCACGCTGTCAGTGACCGAGAAGAACGGCGTTGTAAGCCCTGTCGAGGCGTCGTCTGCCAGGTCGTCAAGGCTGTCAACCTGGATTGTAATCTTCACGCCGTAGGTGTCAGACGTCTTCTCTCCCGTGATCTCGTAGCTCTTGGCATAGCCGTATCCAGTCTGCTCCCATGAGCCATCAGAGGCCGCATACGTGAACGCTCTGCGCGGCGTGGGGAACGTCTCGGCATCCGTCACAAACGCCGCAATACCCGCATCTGACAGGTCGAAGGAGCCCTCAAGCTCAAAGTGTTTTTTTATCTTACGGTCGGTCGGTGTGGACTCAGGCAGTCCGTCTGTTGCATCGTGGAACGTGTCCTCGGCGAATTGGTTCTCTACGGAAGCTGTCCCGATAACCTTCATGCGCCCGATTGCATTGCTGTTCCATGTGAACGTTGCTCCTATTACTGCTACTGGCTTCGTTACCATTTCTTAACCTCCTTAATCGTCGTGCAGGGGTCGCTCGTTTAGATCGGTGCCCCTTGCCCATATAATGAACTGCATCGTGTAATGCCAGATACCTTGCGTTGATTCAGGTACAAACGAATCTGTCTGTAGCCATAACCTCGCATCATCGACCTCTGTGGTGCTGAACTTATAACCGTTCAACAGCCGCAGTACCTCTTTTCGGATAGCGAGTATTTCATCCGCATTAACGGAGTAGCTCCAAAGGTCAATGAGATATTTCCCTTCATGGATAGGCGAGTAGTCCGAGGACCAGCCGGTGAAGTCGATGCGGTTTACGAGATATGGGAACGTGGCATCAGGCTCCGCCCACACGGGGTACAACCGCACCGTGCCACCACACGCAGTCATCAGCGTGGCATCCGTGGTCAGCCTTGTGTATAAGGCTGTTAATAATGAACTTTGTACGTCAACTGTCATTATTGCATCCAATCCTGAGAGAAGATTCCAACTATCTGATATATGCAGTTATTAAACGCCACGTCGAGCCACGGACGAGCGAGTATGTTCCGAGTGCCGAACTGTAGCATCATGCCGTGTTCCTCTTCTGTCCCTACTTCACCCATAAGGCCGTCGCCTGACACATCAACATCTACAGACTTTTTTAAATCTCCCGTCGCTACCGCAGGCGGCTGTCCCGGCGAAGACGCTGTGTAGTATGTACTCTTGGTTCCAGGTACTTTATATTGGCGACCTGTCCCTTGCTGACTGAGTAGGGTTATTGCTTCTCTCTGTACCTCTCTGACTGCCGCCTCCATGCGCTTCGGGATAGTGTCATCAATCTTCTGGATGAGTTCCTCTGGCCGCACCCACCAAAGGGTAGACCAATCCATATTAAGTTCCATTTACAGCACCTTCGCGGGAACAGTGAGATAGCCATCCTTCGCGGTCATCGGTGTAAGCGGCTCGTAATTCGTGGCCCCGTACAAAATCAGATGCTTACCCAACAGAATGCCCGGCGCGGGTGTGTCCCTGAATAGGAACTCGTAGGTGGCCTCAGACGCTAATTGCTGATATTTCGCCAGCCCTTGTGCGCTCAGTTGCTTGATGGTGGCATAGCGCGTTGCTACGGGCTTATATACCACAGTGGGGCCGGTAGCGCCGAGAGTGGATACGCGCTCAACGATTGTGACCCTGACCGCCCTTGTTATCATATGACGCTCACCTTTAATGTATCGAGTAGTTTCTTGGAAGCATCGGGGAGGCCAGTTGCTTCCTTCCCCCTGTTGTCCCACCACGTAGCAACCGCCGTGAGCACAGCCTGGACGGCGGCAGGGACGAGCGCCTGTACCTGCGCCTGCGTTGCGCCTGAGCCGTAGTATCCCGCCATGTAGATTACAACGTACTCGTATGCGCTGCTGAAATCGTGATCTGTGAGCCGGCCGATTGCCGACTTGTCAGTGTAGTCAACGCCGAGGAATAGCTCAATACTGAATTTAAATACCAGCTTGACAGCATCAGCGGGAGCGGATACGAACGTCACCACAGCGCCGGATAGCGTGTAATGAGTGGTCACGGTTTGCAGTACGCCGTCCGCATAGACGGTCAGCGTATCAGTCATCGGTGTATCTGAGAGGGTAAAGTCAACTGTTGACGCGTCGCCGGTGCCTGTTTCTACCACCTTGTAAGCGACTGAGGTTATCGAAATAACGGGCTGTCGGTAGAGGTTCAATGTCTCGGTATCCCTGCCCCAATGAGACTCGGTTAAAGTCTGCGGCATAAAGCACCGCCCGCAATACCTCTCGGCCTCTACGGTAGCGGTGTTGATAAGCGTTGCCAGCAGGTCATCGTCATAGCTTTCAAATGTGTCAGCAGTAGGCGCATAGTCATACGCGGCAGTCACTATCTTACCGTTGCCAGGTTTACCGGCAGTGGTGAAAGTTATCGTCGCTGCTGAATAAGTGAAATGAGTTACCTCGGTCTTAAGAGTAGAATCGACGTAGACCTTCAGCGATCCGGTAAGCGGCGTGTGGTCAAGCGTGAATACAGTCTCAGTGCCATCGCCAGTACCGACGTACTCAGCATCGATGTGCAACGCCGCGAGCTGGTCGAGCTGCAGCATGGCCTTCGCCTGGTTCAATGTGACTAATGCGTATGATGATAGTGTCATAGTCCGTCATCCTTACTGAGCATTTCGATCTCTTTTTTCTTCCACACCGGGCAGTCGCGGCAATCACCTTTGAATGAGCAAGCCACCTTTTTGTAGACACAAGGCTGGCCGAGTTTCACATGCCTGAATACCTGTGTCATTTCGCTACCGCCTTCTTGCGATGCTTAATCTTGCGCCTGACTGGTTTTACTGCCCCGCTTGGTTCAGTGGCTTTCTCGCCCGTTTCTGCGACGTCCTGCGCTTTATTCTCGGACGGTGGAGACATCAGTTTGTTCTCGACGGGCTCTACCCAGCCGCCCTCAATCCATGACGGCGCAACGCTGTCTGAGACGTTGATTATCTCGCCTAGCTTGTGAGCCTTTATTCCCGTGAATGGCCGTAATACTTTAACTCGCATAAGCTCCTATCCGTACTTGACCAGTACGCCGTTCTTGAATGTCATTGTTTCGTTGCCGTGCTTAACCTCGCCCGTGTAGCCTTCGGTAGTATCCGCAAAGCTGGCCTTTACTACCCACTGCCCGCCCTCGTACACCTTGACAGTGCGGGTTGCTGTATCTATCCAGCCGCAATACTGAGGGTCGCCATCGGGCGGCGTATCGCTTATGTGCATTATCTTGCGCTTAGGCATCTCTATTGGCATGTGTCACCTCTTAGAATGGGCGGCGGCAGTTGATTACCGCCGCCCAGTGTTACTTCTGTGTTGCGATACTCCTACCGCATGAGTTGCAGGAATACCATAGGCGCGTTGCTTGATCCACTAGAGCTTGTGTCCCATGCGAAGCCGATAACCTGAGTACCGTTCTCTACGGTCACATCAGTTACCGACCTGACAGATCCGTCTCCTACAACAGCTATCATTCTATCGAGTGCGCTGTCGCAGGTGTTGCCGTTGCTGGTTATCCATGCAGGCCCATATGTCTGGAGCCAGAACCACTCTCCGCTCACGGCTTCCTCTGTGGCTACACCGAGGTATGACACATACTCGCCACCGGAGTTGTCAGCCTTCATGTAGGTGAAGGGGCTCTCCATGTTTTCAATGGTGGTAGTGGCCGCCGTGACAGCCCTTGCCAGAGGTGCGTCGAGTTTAACTACCAGCGTGCCTGTGGCCGCGAGTGCGGGATGAGACACGACAGTCCGACGCTGCGGGTGTTGGCCGGAGCCGTTGCCGATTACAATCTCGCCGCCTGCCAGCTCGTTTGCCCACAGTTGGCCGGTTGCCAGATGGCCGATAGTGGTGTCGATTGTCAGTGCAACGTAACGACTGCCGACCGCACCTGAGGCCAGTGTCTCACCAGGGTATGCCGCAGCCTGTTCTGCCGCAGTTTTCTGTGTCGGGGCCACAGCGCAGGTATTGGTTTTCTTGGATTTGTACGCCATGACCTCGGTGTGAACGTCGCCGCCCGCGTAGCAGTAGACGAACGTCTTAAAGCCGCGCCGCAGGATAGTACCGACAGGGTACTTCTGCACGGTGTCTACGCCGTACGGCGTGCCTCCGCCGACCTGAGCTACCGCCCCACCTATGCCAGGGAAGTACATATCATACTCCCCGCCTTCGGGTAATGCCAAAAATGATGTTATCGCCATTTTATTATCCTTTCTAAGTTATTTGCCGTCAACGACTATACATCGTTGACTATGATGATGAACGGGTCGTACCGCTTCAGGCCGCCGCCGACGCGGAAGTGAACCATGAAGCCGACAAGTCCGGCCTCTGCATACAGCTCATCGAGTCTCTGTATGGCCATGCCCATGCGGTCAACGATGAGATACCCGCGCTTGAAGTTGCCGAACACTACGTTGGTAGCGGCGGTGGTATCAGCGGGATAGGCCATGTCGTTGTTGTTGTACAGGGGGAAGCCGTCAAACTGATTGGGCTGTCCTACCTGAAGGGACGGCTGCCAGAGGTATTGTCCGGTGCCTGCCGCCTGAAGGACTCTTGCGGCCAGCTCCGTCTTGCGGTTCATCAGCCATGACGCACCGTTGAGATACTGAGTGGGGAGTTTGTACTCGGCCTTCAGTATGTCGTTAATCAGCACGGTGTCGTCGGTTGTCCACGATATGCCGTAGGTGGCCTCATCGCCAGCGCCGCAGCCGGATTCCAGCGAAGCCCTGAGCACTGCGTCAACCGCGATGCCATCCGGCTCCTCAACGGTATGCCCGGAGCCAACTGCGAAAGCCGTATCTTCTTTGTCAGCCTTAGCAGTGGCAAATGAGTCCGCGAGTTCGGCCTGAAGGTTGGCATCGGTGTCCATCAGCTCATCTTTGCCGATCTTCGCAAGGCCAGTGAGGTCTTCTACATAAATGTAGTCCTCAGTAGGCACCATGTTGCTCTCAGGGACAAGGGCTCCGGTTTCCAGTTTGCCCCAGCCCATTGTGACCTCACTGAGTGTCCGTCTGCGTTTCTTGTCACGGGTTGTGGACTTCACATCGCAGATATTCCTCATTGAGTTGATGCGGGGTAATGCCCTTGAAATCTCAGCGTCAAGGTCTTCCGGCACCATGATCAGGCCGGACGCATCCTCGACCAGCGCCTTACGCTCGGCGGGCTCAAGTCCAGCCTTACCGTAGCGCACGTACTGGTAGAACGCTTTTGTTCTCGCGATCTGCTCCTCGGTCTTTTTGCCAGGTTCCGAGCCGGGGAGAACGATCGCCTGCTTCTGAAGTTTCAGCTCCAGCTCGTCGATGCGCTTGTTCATCTTCTCGACGTTGGCCTTCGCCTCACCGCTTATCGTTGCGCCGTTCTTGATGGCCTCATCGACGGCGGCCTTGTGCTCTGTCCTCATCTGAGTCAGAACTTGCATGATCTCTTCTTTAATCTCAGCCATTTACGTTCCTTTCTTAATTTAGTTTCCTGAGTAGCTCCTCGACCCTGTTCTCTGCTGCTTGCGGGTCGAAGCCTATAAGTTCAGCCTTCAGCACACTGAGAATGTCTGCGGCTTCGTCATCGGCGGAAGTGTCTTTGACGGCTTCCGTGACTGGAAGTGCTTTCTCTACGTCCTTCGGCTTTATTTCCAAAAGGTCATTTATCTTTGGGAGCATGTCCTTCACTTTGTCTTTGATGTCCTTGCCCTGAGAGCGGGCGCGTATCATGCCGCACACGCGATTGGCGGTATCCTCATCGCCGTACTCTTCCATCATGTCGGAGATACATTCCTCCCAGGGATAGTCGGCTCCAGCCTTCTCGGTGTCAGCCTTGACCGCCGTTACAAGCGCCTGATCGTCGGCGGCGAATGAGCCCACAACCAGCGAGATGTCAGGGACTTTCAGCTCTTGGAGGTAGCGCACGCCGGACTTTAGTTCCTTCTTAACCACGTCATAGCCGATAGACATGGACTTGATTACGCCCTGCTTCATAAACAGGTATGATTCGTCGGCCTTCTGTACGCCGCGAGTGAACGCGCCGTGAACCTTGAGGCCGTGTCCATCCTCTTCAACTTTTGCCAGCCCAACGGGTGACATGATATCGTGCATCCAGAACAGCGGGATCTCGCCGTTGTGGTCGTTGATGGTCTTCTTGAACGCTCCAGGCTGGACTATATCGCCAACCTTGTCGGGTGTTGACCGGAACACTGAGGCGTATCCCTCAAATGTGCCCTTCTCCTCATCTATGGATTTGACTTCAAATCTGACTTGCTTTCTTTCTGACATCGTGTCCTCCATTATTGGAAATAAAAAACCGCCCTCTCGGACGGTCCATACCTACGAATGAAATGCTTGCTTAGACTATATAACCCTCAGCACATCTACAATTTATAAAATCCGCAGGGTTACCTGTAGACGTATCGCCTGGGTACATTTGCCCGTTTGAATAAACTTCGTCAAATCTTCTTATTTCATTGTTCATATTGGCATGACTGTCACGGACTCTATCATCCATAGTTGCTATGAATTGCTTCTTGGTAACATATCCTGACTGCGCTGCCGCTTCCCGCTGCCCCTCCCCCGCCGCTGCGCCTACCTCAGTGCGTGCCACCCTCATGGCCTTCCACTTCTCGCCCTCATCGAAGTAAGGTGTCAACAGCGAGTAGATATCCCTGGAGCCTAGCCCGTCAGCAATACCCTTCTCGATGATGCCCTTGACGCCTACTATCTCAGTTTCAAGGATAGACTTGACCGACGTGGCTATATGCGACGTCATCCACTGTTGCATTGCGGGTGTGTCCATAGATAGCACCTTGCGCTCGCCCGTCTTTGGTGCGCTCTTAGGCTTCAGGGTGTCCAGTGTTTCCTTGCCAAAGTCCTCGGCTACCGCAGTCACTACCGCCGTCAGTACCTTCTCGAATTTAGGCTTGCTATCTTCTATCGCCTTAACCGCCGAGGATGCCATCTGAGAGGGCTCCTTGCCCGCTACGGCCTTGTTTACATCAGCAGCCATTGAAGCATATACGGGCTTCAGTTTTTTCTCTGCTATCGGCCACCATGCGCTGCGCCGTGTATCCACGCGCCGCCAGTGCGCCGCCTTCTGTTCGTCGCTCATGTTCAGCATCTTGCAGCCGTGTGTGCTCTTCTCTGTTTCTTCCATAGACGCCGGCACTGAATATCCCACCGGCGCAAGGCTGAACGGCAGGTAGCTATTCTCCCATCCGGGGAACTCCTGAAGGCCGAGCTTCAGCACGTCGTTTGACTGAGAGATAGGAACGCCCATGTCGAATAGCGTCTTTGCCTGTGTCACCTTTTGCCCGAAGTCCTCACGTAGCGCAGTCACGCCCGACAGGTCATAGGTTATCGTGATACCATCGCCGTACAGCGGGGCCAGCTTGAGATTGAGCGTGGCCTTAATATCATCGAGTAGCGGAATAGCAACCAGCTCATATAGAGCTTTCTTTGCTTCGATGAGGTTGTTGTATGTACTCGCCCGCCTATCGCCCAGCCACCAGGGATCAAGCCCGAACGCCGTTGCTATATCGTCGAGGTTGCGCAGGCGTGATTCTATGTAGTCCATCTCCACCGGCGTCAAGCTCATCTGATACCACTTGTAACCAGCGCCGAGTATCCACGGCTCGCGGCGGCTCTTCTTGTTGGTGTACTTCTCTTTGACCTGCCGCTGCGCCTCTTCCCATTGCTCGGTTGTCATCGCTACGTCTGACACGAACACGCCGTCCGGTGTGCCCCTGTTCTGCATGGATACCTTCTGTGTGTCCTGCATCTCGTTGTCGGTATCCACCGTCCGCGCTGCCGCCTGTAGGTCGCCGATGCCCCAATAAGGATCGCCGGGGTTGAACTGCATGAAATGTATAAACGTCTCAGGCGGGGCGAGTTGTTGCCTGACAGCTCCGTCCGCTTCCGTCACCTGATAACCGTCAATCCACTTCGCAGGGTCTTTGGATGGCACAGGGTGAATCAGGTCAGGCATGCACACCCAGAACTCTTTCGGCTGGCCGCCAACCATGATAGGTTGAATCATTGCATTACCGACGAGCTTCAGGTGAGCAATGAGATATTCCATGTTGTCTTGGCCTGAGAAAAACGGGTTGGGGTTTGCCCACGCCTCAGTGAATGGGTGATTAGGTATCTCCTCGCCGTCCTTGTCCAGCACTATCCAAGGAATGCCGGATGCGCTCTGTACTATTGTCCTGACAGCGCGGTAGACGTAGAGTGAGAGCTTGTAGCCTTCGCGTGTGGCCTTGCGGATGGTAAGGTCGGTGTACACAGGGACGTTTGGCGTACGCTGCGAGAACACGTTATACATGTTCTTTGGCGCAGCGGCCTTGACTGGTAATATGCGATTGGCAACACGTTCTCTTGCTTTGTCAAACATCTTTACCTCTTACTTACCCTATTCGTAGCGGGTCGTGCTGTGGTGTGCTTATCATCAGCTCGGTTATTACATGTACCGCCGCGTCTAACCTATCCGGCGACTTCTCCCCTGGCACCCACTCACAGAGTTGGTCTTCCAGATCGGGGAAGAAGCCTACATGATGCACTCGGCCTTGCTCATACAATGCAGATACAGGCTCGGCGCGCAACTCTTTTCCCCTGCTGGCGTGTATCTTTTTGACCATGACGTTCGGGTCAACTGAATGAATCACTGCCTCTACCATGTCTCCGCCCTGGTTGACCTCGGCGACGATGTAATTGGCCTTGAGTTTGTAGTATAGGGTTATTGCTGCGGTTGCCCATTCACGCGGACTGCCGCGCAAGGAAGCATCTTCGAGAATATATCCGTGCTTCTTGTCGCCAACGTTGGCGACACCCGCGCCGATAATACCCGTCTCTGCCGACGTTTCTGTGTTCGAGGCTTCAGGGTCAACACCAACGGCAACTGTGGATAATGCAGGCGCGTTGGTTATTCGAGATTGCTCCAGCCATTCCCTGCGCCATAAGGCATTCGGATTGTCGCTGAGCACTTCCCCTGCCAGTTCTTGCCTACCAAGCCGTGTGCCCTCATATTTGTCGAGCACGTACTTGATAAATGAGGCGGGCAGGTTCGCTCTGTTTTCGAGCGTGTGACCCACAGACTTAACCGTCCTTGGGTCGGCTAGTATCTGCTTCAAGGTTGGAATCGGGCGCGGCGTGGTAGCTACTACCACCTGCGGTTTATCACCCACACGCAGCCCGAATATCAGGTTGTCCCATGTGTCCTGCGGGTATTTAAATTTACAGAGCTCATCGACGAATGCCTTAGCATGCTGCGGGCCTCGGAGCTGGTCGGGCTCGTCACCGGAGTAGATGACAGCCTGAGCACCGTTGGGCCACGTCAACCGCCTCTTCGAAGGTTCATACTCAGGCATGAACCAGGGCGGAGAAATCTTTAAAATAGAGCTGTCACCGAGTTCAACAACCGTGTCCCTGACGTCGGCTTTCGTTTGGCCTACTAACGCAATCGGGCTGTATGATTTGGCCCAGCTTATGACCTGCTCATTACCAGGGCGTGTCTTGCCGAAACCACGTCCGGCGAGCAGCAGCCAGACGAACCAATCAAAATCAGTGGGGGGAAGCTGGTTATCTCTGGCCCAAAACGACCAGTCGTAAAGCAGTGATAGAGCCTCTTCGTTGCTAAGGCTTTGTATTACCTTCGCCCGTTCCTGTTCGGGCAGCGATGCTATTGATGATGCTTTCAAGTTTCCCCCTGGCATCTACGAGCACTTTATCGATGTTGATGTTGAGGTTGTTGACCGTGCCCGTTCCTTCAGGTGCATATATCTTGTCCATCTTGTTCAGCAGATCGATGGCCGGAACCGGGTCGCGCAGCTTGAGTTTTGTTATCTCGGCGGTCAGCGCGTCGTCTCCCCTGCCGAACTTGACCTCAGACGTTGTGACCTCGGCGACGGCGGCGCTATTGAGCTCTCCCGCCTTGACCGATATCCGGTTGCCGTCCGTATACTGACTGACCCTGCCTCGCACGATCTCAGTGAGCACCTTCTTGCGCTCTACCACGTCGGCGATAGCGGCACTCTCTGCTGCCTTTTGCAACTCGGCCAGTCGCTTGATTACTCTAGGCTCTTTCAATAGCCGCGTTGCTAGTTGATTCGCGCTTTCTGCGTGCTTCGAAAACCCCGCGTCGCGCGCCGATTGTCCCTTCTTGCCTGTCTGAAAATACCGTAAGCAGAAAGTTTCCCGCATCTGTGTTTGCTTCTCTTTGAGAACCTGTGACTTTGTTTTCGCCTTCTTCGTCGCCATAACTATCGCCTGATCCTCTTGGCCTTCTCTTTGCCCTCAGCGACCCGCACGAAGGCCAGTGTCACGTCCTTGCCGATGCGCCCGATGTAGATGTTGTGTTTAAGTCCGCACCCGCAGCCCTCGTGACGCACCAGCCCCTCTGAGTTCTCGTTTGGTATGTGAATGCGTAACTGTTGGCCGTCAATGAGCTGCTTCATGTCCTATCCTCTACTGCCGTGCGCAGTGTGTTTATAGGTGGGCGGGTTGGTGAGGCCCGCCCTTGCGAAAGGAAGGAAAGGGGTGAAAGGTGGGGGTGCGCGGTTGGTGAGGCCGCGCCATAACGCCGCTTGTGAGGCGGCGGGAGGGAACTATCGCTTAACTGCCTTGACCCGCTGTATCGCAGCCGGTACTCCCATCCGGTTCTTGTACCAGGTAGCTATGGCAGCTTTTATCACTCCGCCGTACTGCTTCCAAACAGCCAGCGCAGCGGGGCCCGCAGCCGAGGCCAGCGCCCGGATCGAGTACAACACTTTCTTCCCTGTGCTGAGTGTCTTATCTGTCCAAACACTGACCCACTCCTCGTAGACAGCGCGGGAATAGACAGTCCATAGAAATACCAGTATCGGAATTATCCATGCTTGATTCTCGCTCCAAAATTCCTTCATGATATACCCTCCCTTTGATTCAACAGCTTTGCCAGCGCGAACAGGTCGCACCGCTTGGCTTTATACTTCGTGAAATACGCGCTCACCGTGGTATCGTCCAACATCCTGATAGCTGTCAACGCAGACTTGGGGTCGTCGATGTTTAGCGCCGGCTTCCACTGGCTGAAGGTGTAGCCGCCCTGAGAACCGCAGTCGATCTGAACCTTTTCACCTGCCGCATAGAGCCCTGACCCGTACCCTCCGACCGCCGCCTTCACTGTTAGGGCGAACTGCATCGGAGCTTCCGGCTCCGCGGCGTCGAAGTCGGTGTCCCAGGCGTCGTATCCGCCGAAGTCGGCCTTGATAGTCTCGATATACTCGAACGGGAACTTGAAGCCACAACGGAACGGCCTCTCAGTGACGAGGGCGGTCTCCCTGATGCCCCACTCGCCCCACGAATTGAGACCGTAGAACATGCCCTCGTTCTCGTCCCACCCGTCCAGTAGTATGTTATGCCGGGAATCGCTGGACTCACCCTTGATAGGCGGCAGTACGCCCGATCTGTATGAGCTGCCCCACTTGGAGAACCACGGAACGGCGAGCGAGACCACGCCGTCTGCCAGAGCCGCCAGCAGTCCCTCGACGCCGTTGTCGATACGAGCCTTGACCAGACCCGGATAACGTGACGCCCGCGCTTCCCATATCGCGGGGTCTTGCTTGTCCATCGCTATATTGCCGTATTCGTCCCTGACGCACGGCCAACAGTCGTATCTCAATACGCCGTGATCGCAGATGGCGGTCGCTGCGTCCTCCGGGTAGCATCCCTTATCCTCGTTGAGCCAGCCGCGAGCGAACCGCGCCCAGTTATAGACGTACCAAGGCGAGTAAAACAGCGGCTTGCCGACAGGGATGATGCCGAGCCTGGCCGCATCATTGGCCATCAGCTCGCAATCGGCTACTCCAACGCACATACCGCGCCCGTCCTGATTGAACGGCCAGGGATTGTACTGCGCCCAACTGCCCACACGAGGCCGGGTGACAGCCTTCGGGACATAGAACCGCACCAGCTCGTCGGGCTTGCGTTTGTCTTTGAGTGCGCCTGTCGGATGCTGCACGTTATCCCCTCTTCTCACTGCCCGGCCACTTGGTGCCCTGAGGGTTCTTCGCCGCGTCGTATGCCTTCTGTCTGTACTCTAGTCTCAGGATTTTGCTCTTCGTCTTCATGCACCGCTCCTGGAGATTATTTCGCGTGGAATAAAAAAGGCCCGCGAGGTGCGAGCCCTGTGTTGCTGGTATGGTGGAGAGGATTCGAACCCCTCAATTCTCCGACTTGGCGCATTCTCTAGGGAGCGACCCTAGGAAGAGACGTTGCTCGAAGCGTTTTGCCTTTAAACTACACCGCATAAACGCAAAGTCCCCGCCTGTTGGCAGGGACAACTTCGGAGATTACGAGATTATAAAGCCCGCAACGGGAATTGTCAAGCCCTCACTCCTGCCGTTTTTAAACTCGACCCAGCCGGTTGCGCATAACCTTGCCCCAGTTCCGGTACCGGACGTCGCCCCTGTACGGCGGGTTGTCCTTGCAGTTGCCGCAGATAACGCCGTCCTTCACCGGGTAGGCTATCTTCTCAGTGTACGCCGCGCCGATCCTGATGCCGCAGATACGACAAGTGACGACGGGCTCCGGTAGCTGCTCCGTCACCGCACCACCGCCAGCACCTTCTCAACGATGTCCTTCTCTCCCTGCTCGATGATGTCCAGCGCGTTCAGCGCGTCCTCAGCGGCTCCGAGCTTCTGCTTTAACTCTTTCACCTCGGACTGCTTTACCTTCAGCTTTTCCTCGACCAATTCCTTGTACCGCGTCAGTACCGGGCGCGCGGATTTAGCCTTTATCTCTCCGCGGCTCAGCCTGGCCATCTGTGACATGATGTTGCCCTGCTTGTTGTTATATCTCTGCTGGTGTTTGTGGCCGTTGCGCTTTACCTCCGGCGCTGCGGGCGGGACCGGCGCCGTTGCGGGAGTTGCAGCTTTCTTTGGTTTGGGGGAAGTTGGTTGATATGAATACACGGTGGTCAAGCTAACACCCATCTCCATGGCGACACACGCCGGCGCGGCGCCGGACGACAGCAACCTGCGGAGCCTGTCTTTTTCCCCGTCAGTGAGCCGCTTCCCTTTTTGCGGACATGCTCCTTTTTTCAGGCTCTTCTCGGCGATTTGCATGGCCTTCTCCAGTGTTTCAGGGCTCACCGGAGACGAATTCATTATGGCTGCTGTATGTGAGAGTGTCTTTGCCACGTGCCCGAGGGTGGACATCGCGCCTTCGAACACGCGCTGCTGGTCGCAGTAGCGGCACATGCCCAGCCGGCAGTTGTCCGGCCTCGGCGTGTAGTTCCAGACATGCTCTCCTGTGGGCGACTTCGTGCATTTGTCCATATCTGCAATTACCATTATCGTCCTCCCTCCAGTTGCTTTCTTAGCTCTGCATCACATTGAGGGCAAGCCCATCGTCTACGGTATCCCGTTCCCGACTCTCTTACTATTGGGTGCTCTGTGCATCGTTCGCTCAGCCAGCCCAGCAGCTTGAGACATTGGGCTTTGTGCATCTTGTCGTACATAAGCCCCTCACTAAAAAGTTCTTCGTGTGTAGCGTTTTGTATAAGGTCAAGTATCTCTGTGGTTGTCAACAGTACATCTTCAATCATTTTGACCCCTTTCCTGCCGGTATCCGGCTGTCGTACCTGTGCATCTCCCAGTAAACACTCTTGATCATCTCCGCCGTGCGCTGCGGCATGCGGTCGATGCAGTTGTCCAGCATGCGTTCGATCCGCGCCGTAACGTACTCCCTGTGCGTGCGCTGCCGCCTGGCCACCTCAGAAAGCTTTATCCCCTGCTCGTATATCTGCCTGAACATCATGACGGCGTAAGTGTCCCGTGCGTGCAGCAGTGTTATTTGTATGCTGAGCCGCAGGAAGTCAACACCGAGCGGGCACGTGGGGTCGGCGCTGTGGCAGCTGACCTCTGGCGTAGACGAGGGGAAGCAGTCTCGCATGGCCGGGTCGTACGAGTCCTTGATGGTCTGCTTGATGTGCCTGCGGTCGAGGTAGCTCAGGTCTTTTGCCATCTACGCGCCTCCCTTTTTCTGTTGGCACCGAATAATCACTACGCACTTGCCGATACATGCAGTCTCACCTTTTGGCGCTTCCCGCATTATGTTAACTATCTCCGGTATAGGCTCGATATCGTCCAGTCGGTGATCAGGCGGGCGGATGTCGGGGAACTTGCGCCAGAGCCGGTCGCGCTGGGCGTCGTTGTGAATAGCGTCCCAAAACTTGATACTCATGACCGTGGCCTCTGAGCGCGTGGTGGTTGATAGTCCTCGCACTTGGAAGGCGGATAGTATCCGACAGCGCAGGACAACGGTTGACCGGACCGACTGCGCAGGTGATTGCAGCCTGCGCAAGACGTACCGGGTGACGACCTGGCCTCGCCTGGTGCGTGTCCTTCGGCCTTGCAGTTATGGAGTATACCGAGGACGTAATCCCATGAAAGGTTGTTGGCCTTACAAGACTCTTTGACAGCCTCAACGATCCACGGTTTCGAGTACTCGTTAATAGTGCCCTTGATAACCTCGTCCTCCGGCAGGTTATCGATCAGGTTCAATTGGCAAATAGTTTTAACGTCGTTAATGTCAGAAAGAGAGACAGAGACCGACACCGACAGGGGGGAGTTATGCACAGGGGGTAAGGGGGTCAGTGTCTCTTTTGTTTCCTTTACTTTACTTTCCTTTACTTTACTTTGTGTACTTTGTGGGGTAGTTTGTTGAGTGGTTAATTCTTCACTAATTCCGTCATTTAGCTTGGTTTCTTGGCGTCTATCTCTCATGTAAATTCTTTTGTCAATTACACTTCCGCGACGTTTTTTGATTCCGTTGCTTGATAATCGTTTCGTTTTTTGAAAAAGTAATTGATCAAACAATCCGATTTTTACCGCCTTTTCCAGTATCTCTTCAAACTTCTTCAGGCTGAGGTGCATGCGCCTGGCATAGATACGGTAAGTGTCCGGGTCCGACACATCGAGTTCGCCGTCCGGTGTTCGATAAATGCGTTCACAGAGCTTGAAATAGACAGCATACCCGTCATTCCCATAGAGTGCTTCAAGAGCCTCGATTTTCTCGTCAGTCGAAGCATCTGTGTCGTGTGGGAAATAGTCCATGCCCTCTTTAATCGGTCTTGCCATTCATCACCCCTCTACTGTTTCTTCGGCTCAATGCTCAAAACTGCAACCCCTCGCCTCGTTTGCTTCCTTATCTCTGCGAGAAGCGCAGGGTCGTTTATAGCTCCGTGTCCTGCGATAAGAACCTTCGCTGGCTCTACTGCCGGCTGCTTCAAGCACTCTTTCATATGACCAACGAAGTCAGGCCCGACGATCCACCGCTGGCACCGCCCGCACCTGAGTCCTTTCGGCTGGCACTCTGCGAAGTGGGTATTGGCTCTGTCCTCGGAAAACACCAGCCCGCATTTGCCGCATATAATGAAAATGCGGTCGGGCTCCGGCTTCCTGAAGATGCTCGGCACGTCCTCGCCCTTCGCCAGCCGTTCGAGCCGTTGCTGCTCCAGTTCCGCTATCCGTAATCGCTTAGCTCTGCCCATTGCGTTCTCCTTTTAACAAAGATATTCCATAGGAGAGTATCCTCTTTCGCATTTCGGTTCGGGCAGCAGCATCAGCAGCAGCATCAGCAGCATAAGCATAAGCAGCAGCATCATAAGCATAAGCATAAGCAGCAGCATCAGCAGCAGCATAAGCAGCATAAGCAGCAGCATCATAAGCATAAGCATAAGCAGCAGCATCAGCAGCATAAGCCCTGTTTTCTTGGGTGTCATCTTCTATGCACTTTCGAGCTGCTTCGATAGCTTCTCTCGGCCTCTTATCGTTGGGGTATTTCTTCTCGAATATATCTATTACCTTTTCGGCTGCGAACACGGCATACTGTAGATATTGCGGGCGGGCCATACGCCGTACTATTAACCAGTTCGCCCAATCGAACTTCTCCTCGGCTATAAGATGCTCTAAAACCTTTACTTCGTCTCTTGCATGTTGCCGGACAAACCAATCGTAACCCTCAGCACACGCTCTTTTTTCCCTTAGCCATTCCTTTGTAATCGTCTTACTCATCGCTTACTCCTTTCGTCAGTTCCTTCAAATTAGTTCAGCGCATCGATCATCAGCCCTGCCGCCTGCGTTCGCGTGATGCCGTGGTCTGCGGCCAGCTTGTCGATGTCGGCCTGCGCCTGTTCGTATATGGACTGCGGGTCGGTCATGGCCGCACCTCAACACTCAGAGTTGCTTTGTTTTTAGTCTCCATATAATAGGCCTTACAGCTAATACCCTCAGGCGCAGTTCTCCCAATGCGGCGTATGGCTGAAATTAGGAGATTTATTTCTTGTAAACTGTCGTACAACTTTATATCGCGAGTATGGGTTTGTTTTCTGATTTTCACGCAACGCCCTGTATATTCCAAGAGCCCCCATCCAAAGGGGATTGCGTCAGGGTCAAGTATCCCTTGCGGCGTGAGGTAATAACGTTCGCATCCAACACCAAGTCGCCGATGATCCTTTCTGCTATCAGCTTTAAAATCAGACACGCTGGTCTTGCATTCGATAACGATAGATTTAGTGTGATACCATCCGATAGCATCTGGTATTTCAGATACTGAATCTCCCAATTCAGTAAATACCAAAGGACATCTCCGTTTGTCTATCAGCCATTTGCGGGCAATCTCTACTAAATCGTCATGGCGTAGAATCTCCATTGTCATTCCTTCACCTCTTCAATCTCGATAATCGTTGCCGACTTCCGCTTCACAACCTCGAACAGTTGCACCGCTTCCGGCAGGCGGTCAATGGCTTCGCGCACTGTCATCCATACGCCGAGGAAGCGCACCTTATGGGCGTGTACGCCGCCGAACCAGTCCGTTATAAACGGCTGCCCCATGTAGAACATACCGAGATAATTAGGCTTCATATCCCCTCCATGTTCATTACTGCTTGCATCAGATACTTGCCTATGAACTCTGTGTAGGCGGGCGGGATTGCCTGTGTAATCTCTTTCCAGTCCATCCAGTCAATACCCATAGCCTGACTAGCCGTTTCGATATCCTTCGCACGACGTACTCCGCCTTTAATAAATTCCCCCGATCGATGAATAAAGCAATCCTCTGGATGATCACCATAAACTGCAATCTCATTTAAGCCGTGATTACATCGAGGTGATAGTAAGAATACTGTGGTTTCAAACAACCGGTGCCGGCGAACAGAGAGTCCAAACATAGAACCACATAGCTTAATTGGAGACATCAAAGGTGCGCCGATAACATTCTCAATTACATACGGGCGGCCAGTAGAAACTAATAAGGCCCGCACTTCTGTGACTAACTTAGGTGCCTTCCCTGCGCCTTTGCCCAAAAAACGCATTGACGAATATCCCTGACATGGTGGGCTGGCATGATAAGCGTCAAAGCCTTCAAGTGGATAGGTCAAAGCATCTGCCTGGTGGAACTCGAATGGATAATGCGGCTGTGGTTTAATGTCCACTCCTACCACTTCAAACCCTGCCCTGTGGTAACCCATCGCCGCACCGCCAGCACCGCAGAATAAGTCTAGCAATCTAGGCTTCATGCCTTCACCCCCGCGCCGTAGTTCTCGTGAGCCCATGCCGCAATCAGCACAGCGTCAGCCTCGTTATCGTCAATAGGCGCTCTCCCAAGCATCGGCTGTACCCTTGCTATCATCTGAGACTTCTCAGCCCGCCCCGATCCCGTCGCCCACTTCTTGAGCGTTGCCGTGTGTACGGCTGCGTACTCGATACCAAGCGCCGCGCATTGCTCCTGGACCCGCCCGGCAAGATTGACCCCAATCTCTGTTGCGGCTCCCCCTCGGTGGTGCGCCTGCTCATACGCTACGAACTCAAGTTGGCAATGCGTCATAAGTTCATAGAGCCAGTTACGGAAGCGCAGAAACATTGCGCCGTTGGATTCGCCGCGCCTCTTAGAGAAGTCTTGAACTCCTGACTCCCAAATACTGCCGTCGTTGCGTGTTATCGCCCAGCCTGTCTTTGTGCCGCAATCAAGTCCTAATATCATCTGCTATACTCCTAACTCCATTACTTGCTGCCTGCATCGGTCTATGATTAAGTCGCAATACTCAGGCTTGATTTCTATGCCGATTGCTCTGCGGTTTAGCTTTTTGGCTACTTGCAACGTGGTTCCGCTGCCAGCGAATGGGTCAAGGACTACGCCGTTGATTGGACAGCCTGCCATTACCATTGGCTGCACTAAATCAGGTGGGAAGGTTGCGAAGTGTGCCTCTTTGTAAGGCTTTGTGGTTATCTCCCATACGCTGCGCTTGTTGCGACCAAGAGGATTGCCGAGTAAGTTTCCCTCAAGGTCATAGTTTCCACTGTGACCTTGAAATCCTGTGCCATTGCCACCGATTTTACAGTTATCGCCATTCATCTTGCGGGAAACGGCTTTCATATTGCCGTTAGTTTTCCCCGGGATCCTTGTTGAACCAATTTGATTGTCTATATCTTCTGAAAGACGAACCCTTGATGTCTCTGTAATAGGCTCTAATATGGCTTGTTGATCGTAGTAATACTTTGCGCTCTTTGACAGCAGGAAGATGTACTCGTGGCTCTTGGTGCATCTATCGGTCACTGATTCGGGCATAGGATTCGGCTTGCTCCAAATGATGTCCTGCCTCAGCCACCAGCCATCCGCTTGCAGGGCGAAGGCACAACGCCAGGGAATGCCGATAAGTTGCTTACTAAATCCTTGCTTGCCTCTATCTTCACAAGGTAAATCACATTCATTGCCATTAGCTACCGGCTGTGCGTGATTAGTCTTTTTCCCGCCACTACCATACGAATCCCCTAAGTTCAGCCAGCAAGTGCCTTCCTTTTTCAGCACACGCCGCACCTCATGAAAGACCTGCACCATTTTGTCTACATATTCTTCAGGTGTCTTTTCAAGGCCGAGCTGCCCGTTCGCTTTGTAATCCCTCAATCCCCAGTATGGCGGGCTGGTTATGCAACAGTCCACGCTTTCTGGTGGTAGGTACTCTAATACTTCCTTCGCATCGCCTTGATGCACTGTGACGTGGGAGTCTTGGTAATAAATCATCTCTCCCCCCTGAAGTCACCCCAATGCACATAGAACATCTCTTCGTCTGGCACATGCCGTCCATAGATGTCGTCGATAACCTGTTGCAGTTCCTTCGGGTCTCGTGCGCCTTCCGGCTCGTACAGATAATTGACGATGATCCACCAGGGCAACCGCACGATGCAGGTTACTCGCGGGTCTTTGCTGTACCGCTTGTGGCGGCTGGTGCGCCCGCCCTCGTGGTTCTGTCTTACGTTGGTCATGGTTTACTTCGTTACTTTTGCTTTCGCCTCAGCATTGACGCGGTTTACATCGAGATCAAACAATGCCTGGTCACATGCGATTGTGATTGATACTGGTTGACCGGAGGTTGCTAGCATCTGATGCAAGGCGGTAAGTTTCGCTGAATTCTCAGGGCTCGCCGGTATTTGAACTGTAATCTCCTGTATTACCCTGAGGGGCAGGTCCTCGCCTTCTTTCTTCGTCTTGACCGTGGCTTTCATTTCCTCGATATTTGCCTTGATTTGCAACTGCATTACTGTGTCCCTCCTTCTTCTTATTCGTCCGGCAGGTGTAGAACCTTGCCGGTGAGTTCCTGTATTTCCTTCTTGAATCGCTCGGCGTCCGCATTGCGCGAGCTTAAATGTAATAGCCAGATGCCTTGTACCTTCGAGAGATCATTGGCCAGCAGCATCTCCTTGACCGTTTGCAGGCTGGCGTGTGCGTGGATCAGCCGGTGCCTTTCACTCCTGTCAACTGTGCCCTCAGCGATGCCCTTATTCAGCAGGTCGGCGTCATAGTTCGTACCTATCATGATGTGAGTAAGGCCCTCGAAACGATACTTGCAATATGCGCTGTCGCTGAGATAAAGCAGCTTCTCGCCAGACGTTACAGACTCCAAGAGGAAGCCGAGGCATGGCACGTCATGCACGGCGTCGAAAGCGAGAATGTTCCACGTGTGGTTAGTTATCGGAACAGTGAACCTATCGCCTGACTGTATATATTCAGGAGAGAATATAGGAATGCCGAACTTCCGCACTTCATTGATCGCCTTGCAATGGTCCTGGTGCATGTGTGAAATCAGGCAGGCTTGAATCTCTGAGGTCTTGAAGTCGAGCTTGCACTGAATCTCGCGCCAACTAATACCAGCCTCGATCAAGATTTTGGTTTGTCCATCATCGACGAGATAGCAATTACCCTTACTACCACTGGCAAGGACTTTGATTATCATGACGATTCTCCTTGCCGCAATAGCGGTGTCGTAAGGGCTATATCGGGAGACCAACCGCTTTCAATCCTAGCTAAAAGCGTTCCTGATTTAATGCCTATCTTCTCTGACCATTGCTGTAGAGTTAGAGTTATTCCATTGCATGTGATCCTATGATTGTTCCGACGATTGTTTTGCTGTTCTTTCCAACTGACCCATCGGCAGTTGCTTGGTTCGTAATTACCGTCGTTTTCCTTGCGGTCAATCGTGAGGTTTTCGGCGTAGCCATTGGCTAATGCCCAATCACGGAACGCCTCAAACTTTAACCATTCTTGGCAGACTGTTATTCCACGACCGCCATAATAGGGGTACCGGGCATCGCTTGGATTTAAGCATCGCCCAATTATGTGCCCCCATCTTCTATATAAAGTTGTGTTGGCATCGCCGTGCGTAAGGTTGCGTTTTACAGTTGCCTCTCTTTGTAGGCAACCGCAGCTTTGAGTCCCGTTTGTAAGCCCTGTTAACGCTATCTCCTTCCGTTTCCCACAGTCACATTGGCAGAGGAAATAGCGTTTTGCATCATGCTGTGGCTCTTCCGCAATGATAACTAATCTCCCAAACCTTTCGCCCTTTTTAATATCTAGTCTCTGCATCGCTGCATCTCCTGTCGCCGTTTAACTCAAAAGCCGGGGCCAGACTCTTTCCCCTCTTCCGGTTTGGCTGCGCCGCCGGAACCACCGCTGATCTGCTTGGCTGGCACATCGATAACTTCCTTGTTGGCCTTCTCGTCCATCTCCTGCCGCAGATCGTCCTCATCGTTGGAAGAGAGTACCTTGGCCATCTCGATCGAGAGGACGCCGTAAGTCCGCAGCAGTTTCAAGAGCACGGTCTTGATAGCCATTGCGTCAAAGTCGCTCGACCAGGCCGAGCCCGAGGCGCCGTAGCTCCTGCTGAATCGTTTGGCATGAGCCAGCACTTCAGCCGCGGACATGTACACCGTTTTCTGAAAGCCGTTGGTCAACTCCATGAAGGAGAAGTACCCTTGAATCTTCTCGCTCTTGGCCTTGCCGGTGAGGGTTATCTTGCCGGTCAGCAGGTCCTCGTTGACCTCAATGCCTTCAAAGATGGTCCCTGCGTTCAGGCTCTTGTACTGGCCTGTTCTCATGGCGAGCTGGATATAACCCTTGTACCCGATCTGGAATTGAGGTATTGACGGGCCGTCTTTGCCCCTCTTGTATGGGACAACCCACGCCTGGCCGAGCTGCTTGTTGATCGGCAGTTTCAACGTCGCTGCCTTCAGGCATTCCATAATGACCAGCCCTGGCTCGCATTGCTGTAGGTTCCTGTCTGAGCCTACCAGGTCGATGATCGAGGCCACGAAAGAGCCGGAGTTCTCTTTAAGCGCGTTGTTGAATTGCTCCCGAACGCTCTCTGCGCTGAGTGCCTTCTTTAGAGGCTCAAGTGCCGACTGCCCTCTTGTTGCTATTCCTGTATTTCCTTCTTGCTTTATCATGTCCCTCTTTCCTTTCCGCGATTAGGCGTGTACCGCCTCTTTCGCCTGTTCTACTTCTCTTTTACTTCTTCTATTTTGTGCTTGCTCTTTACAAGTTGCCCATCGACAGTTGCTTGGCTCGTAGTTCCCATCGTTATTGATACGCTCGATAGTTAAACCAGATGCGTATCCATTTGCCGCCGCCCAGTCTTTGAAAGGCTCAAACCTTAGCCATTCGTCGCATACTGTTATGCCACGAGCGCCGTAGTTCTTATAAGCATGGTGGTGATTATTAGAGCATCGTCCTTTCATGCTTACCCAAACGTAGTAGAGTCTATTATTTGAGAGTCCATGTTTTAAGTGTGAGATACGCCATCTCTCTTTCGATAACTCTCTAGTGAGACACCCGCAACTTTGAGTATGTCCATTGTGCAAATTGCTTGATCTGACTTTGCAATAAGTCCCACAATCACATTGGCAAAACCAAATCCTCTTACCATCTTTTGTAGACCCGACTAAGGACAAGACCGTAAGCCTCCCGAATCTCATGCCTGTTAGAGCCACTGGCGCGGTCATTATGCAGCTCCCACCTTTTCGTTAACTGTTTCGATTCGTAGTGTCTTGTCGGTTTCTGAGACGAATAGAGATATGACCTGGTAATCCATCTCTGGAATACAAGTCACACTCTCTCGGTTGTCTATCCATATTGGGCAGTGCATCCCGAAGTGCGTCGATAGCGTATTGATGATGTCGAGGCCGGCGTTGATTCTCGCCCCGTTATTGAGCCCGGCGTCATAAGGGATTCCGTTGACTGTGCATTCGCAGCATTCCTCGATGCCGCCGTTTATGAGCTGATTGAACAGCTTGAATCGCGCTATCTGGAAGCGGCTGTTTATCTTCTCTTCCAGGAGCGATACTTTCGTCTGTACAAATTGGTCGGTGAGGTAGAGCTGACGTTCTAGTTCCTCGTATTCTTTGGCGAGCTTCTTCTGTTGCGCCTTCAGTTCAGCGATGCGCTTCAGGCCGTCCTCGCGCTGTTTAGCCTGCGCTATGATGCGCTCAACATCAGCAATCTGGTTGTCGATATTGTTTATCTCGGCCTGTACCGCGTTAAGGGCGCCGGATGTATCCTCCTTGAGTTTGGCGATAGCTTCCTTGTTCGCCTGTAGCTCTTGCAGCTTCTTCTCAATGTCAGGGGATGGCACCGGTGTGGTTGAAGTGTCCAGGGCCCGTATACAATCCTCTTGCTCTTTGATGGCTGTCTCGGTGGCGGCGATCGATTGCTCGATTTCAGCGTTCTTGTCCGCGAGCCTGTCGTTCTCGGACTTCAGATCGTCGTACTTCTTACGCTGGATTTTGCCGTCAGCCTGAATCCTCTCAAGGCGCTTTGATTTGTCTACGTTGAACTTTGCCCGCGCAGCGTCAATCTGGTCGGCGGGTAGAGCTTGCCCGCATGTGGGGCAGGTGTCAGTGCCGGTGTATTCCTGTTTATTGAGGGTTGCCCATTCTTCGCGCAAGCTTTCGAGCGTACCGTCGAGACTGTCCTTCAGGGAGCCGTTGCGTTTGGCTAAATCATTGTTCCCCTTGATCTGGTTCTTCAACGATGTAATGTGCATCTGAAGCTCGGCGATGTTCTGCTGATACTTGCGCTTCTCGGTGTCTTGCCCGCCGCTGGCTTCGTTCTTCATTCGCTGAATCTCGGCCTCTATCTCGCGCTGTATCTTGATGAGCTCGGCTATCTGCCCGCCCGCCTGGATGCGCGTCTTCTGTTCGAGCTTGGTTTTGCGCTGCGCCTTCAGTTCGGATAGTGCCTCGGTGAAGTTCTCCGCCGATTCATCCGGCAACCCGCGCTGCACCTCATCGATGCGCACAGGTATGCGCGTAAGCTCGGCATTGATCTCAGTGAGCTTTGACTTAATAACCTTGCGCCTGTCGTCCATAGTCAGTCCGTCGAGGATTGCCGGCAGGTCCGCCAGCTTCTTGTCGTTGGCAATCACTTCGGCGTCCGTCAGGTCGCCGCAGACTTTGAGGAGTAGATTGCGGCGGCTTTGCCAAGGCAGCACTTCACAAAAGTAGCGCGGGTTCGTCAGTAGTTTGAACGCCTCATCTGAGTCCGTCAGTTTGGCGATAACGGCGTCATAGTCTTTCTGCTTCGTCGGTACGCCGTCGATGTAGTAATCGGTAGTGTGGCCGGTGAGTTCCCTCTGTGCGGTGCCGCGCTTCTTCGTCCACTTCTCGGCGTAGACGCGCTTCAGTGATATCTGCTTACCGTCCAGGTCGAACATACCCTCAACCTCAGCCTGGGTGATGTCCGTCCGGCGCTGCCCGTTCTCGTCCAGCGGCAGTACTTCGAAGTCCTTGCGGTTCAGGCTGTCCTTGCCGAACAGTAAGAAGTAGAAGGCGTCGGCTACTGTGGTCTTGCCGGTGCCGTTATCGCCGTATACGGCGATGTTTTGCCCGTCCATGGGCAGGGTCAGGTCAGATAGTCCCTTGAAGTTTTTGAGTGTCAGTGTTTGCAGTTTCATTATTGGTTCCCCCTTTCCTTGTATTCTTTCGTGCGTATGCCGTTACACTCGGCGCACTGGTCGCCCGCTTCCCGGCGTGCCAAGCCGTGCGCGGGGCATATTATCGAGTTCGGTTGGACTGTGCATCGTGACCTTTGGGATATGCTCCTTGACCGGCTCCCCGCAGATAAAACATTGATCTTTTCCGCTTCCCTGTAAGTGGCCACATTTGGTACATATGAACATTGACACATTGATTACCCTCCCTTT